TCGCACGAAGTAAGCCACGCTATCGATCACCTTGCTGAACACATTGGCGAAGATGATGGTTTTGTTGGTGAGACACGCGCTTACCTAACCGGCCATTTAGTTAATCAAATTTTTAAAATTTGCATGCACGAAAAGGGTAAAAATGTTAGAAAAGCAAATAGAAAAATACCTCCAAAAGCGAATAAAAGAGTTGAACGGGTTGACATTCAAGTGGATCAGCACAGTAACCGGAGTACCGGATCGCATAGTGTTTTTAAACCAGAAGATCTTCTTGATAGAGCTAAAAACACAAACGGGTTCACTATCACCACGCCAGACACTAGTGTTTGATGAGATTGGTGAGCAGGGCTTCCCTGTACACATTTTAAGATCAACAGAGGACGTAGATGATTTCATCAGAAGCCAAGGAACGTTATAAGATTTCTAAAAAGAAATACGACAGTTCTAAAAGAGGTCACGTTATGCGCTATCTTACAAAAGCAAGAGACAGAGCAAAACAAAAAGGTTTGCCAATTAATTTAGATCTAGAGCATTTATTATCAATTGCTACAGATGAATGTCCGGTGTTTGGTGTAAAATTTGTATGGGGCAGGAATCAAGGACAATCACACAGATATACCCCGTCGCTAGACAGAGTAGTACCTGAATTGGGATACATTAAAGGTAACGTGGTTTTTATATCTTACTGGGCGAACACAATTAAACAAGACGCCACAGAAAAAGAATTGTATGCTGTAGCCGATTGGTTACATGATAAAAGGAAAGAAGTTTTAAATGCTCAAGCGCAATCAGTTGCATCAGTACCAGAAGGAAATCATATCCAAAGCGCAATCAGTGCCGAACCTGGGCCTATTTCTACCACCGGGACTTGGGAAAACGGCAACAACAATGACAATAATAGTGGAACAATTCGAGGGAACGACACTGATCATAGCCCCAAAACGAGTAGCTGAAACAGTATGGATAGAGGAAGCTAAAAAATGGGAACACCTGAAACACATAAAGATCAACAAAGTAATGGGGACTCCTGCCCAGAGATTGGCTGCACTCAAGAGCAGTGGGAACATTTATGTAGTGAACTTAGAGAACTTAGTATGGCTGTTGGAGAATTTAGAGAAGCCATTCGACAATCTGATCATCGACGAATCGAGTCGCTTCAAAGACCCATCGACCAAACGTTTCAAAGCTCTGAAGAAGCATTTAAAAAACTTCAAGCGTCGTATTATCCTTACTGGTACGCCTACACCACAGGGAATAGCGGACCTATGGGCACAGGTTGGCATCTTGGATTTGGGCCAACGTCTGGAGACAAGCCTAACAAAGTTTAGAGATAAGTACATGGAGCCAGACCAAGTAAATCGTCACACTCGCGTTGTATATAGTTGGAAACCTAAACTTGGCGCTAACTTGCAAATACAAGAAAAGGTAATAGATATTTGTTACTCGCTCAAAGCTGAGGATTATCTTGAACTACCACCGCTAACTAATTTACACCATAAAATTGAAATAGATAAAAACGTAAAGGCCAAATATGATCAACTTAGAAAAGACATGGTCGCTGAGATCGGTAAAGGGCAAATCACAGCTCCGACAGCAGCGGCGCTGGCGGGCAAGTTACTCCAATTCACCAGCGGCGCAATTTATGCAGAAGATGGAGAAGCGCAGGAAGTACACCGCGCTAAATTGGAACGTCTTGAGTCGATCATGGAAGAGTCTTCCTCGCCAACGTTGGTGTTCTACCACTTCAAGCATAGCCTCCAGCGATTACGTCTTCAATTCCCGCAGGCTGTGGTGCTGGACGATGACAACATTGCAGCGTGGCGTCGCGGCGAGATTCGTATGCTCCTTGCCCATCCCCAATCTGGGGGAATCGGCCTCAATCTACAGTGCAACGTTGGTGACACTGCACAAACGGTGTGGTTCGACCTCCCATGGTCTTCGGAAAACTACATCCAAGCCAACGCACGTATTTACCGCCAAGGGCAAGAAAAGCCGGTTATTATACACCATCTAGTTTTGTCTAATAGCATCGACGAGCACGTCGTCAAAGTTTTAGAGGGCAAAATAAATTTGCAAGATGCCCTGCTAAATGCCCTAAATTTTGCATTAGTATAGCCATGAGAACAAAAACCAAACACAAAGTTAACGCTGTAGCGCCACGCCTTTCTGATGAAGATCCAGATCCAATTGAGCAAGACGATGCCGACGGTGCGTCTAATCAAATTATTGAAGGTTGGCTCCCCTGGGACCAAGAAGATATAGAAGACATTAGATATTTAATAGATCACCGCATGCCAATAAAACAAAGATTTGTATTGACTTGTTTTTTGGATGGTTTGTCTTATACAGAAGTTGGCGTGTCAGAAAAACACTGGCGCTATCACTTTGCAAAAGGTGTAGAATTTATAAAAAAGGAATTAGGACTATGAGTCATTTTGTTATTGAACGCAATTACAAAGGCTATCCAATTATTGAAACACTTACTGGTGTCGAAGATATTGATACAAGTCAATACCCCGACATAACAACATTGTGGGTTTGCGAAACAACAGAAGAAGTAAACGCAGTAGAAAACGAATTAAGGAGAAAGCATGCGCGACGTAGTCAACAACCCTAAACACTATACTAGCCATCCGTCCGGGATCGATTGCATTCAGATCACCGAACATATGGGCTTTAATCTCGGCAATGCTATTAAATACATATGGCGCGCTGACCTTAAAGATGATGCACTTGAAGACTTGCGCAAGGCAGAGTGGTACATTCGTAGAGAAATTGAAAAGCGTTCACCATCAATAGCAAACAAAATTAAAGAGGAGTGTGGCAGATGAAAAAATATACAGCATGGGATATGGAAGATGCCATTTATAAAGTATGGCAAACATCTGATGATCTTGAATCATTTTATAAGTATCATGGTGATGCACAAAAACCAATGACTGAAGACGAAGTAGCAAACACTTTACTTGGTATTAAGATGCTGCATGAAATGCGTTGCTGGCAGTTGATGGATATGCACGCTAGGGTATTTGAATTAAATCAGTATTGCACTGACCCAGTAAAGTTAGCAGCAAGAGAAAAAATATTAGCACCACTTAAAAAGAAAGGCGACAAAAAATGAGCGACAACCAAACTCAAAACGTATTAGACGACATGAACATTACACTTAACTTTCCGGTTAAGGCTGTAAACATTTTGTTAAACCTGTTGAACTTGCCACAGCAAGCGCCAACAACCCTGCTTAGTGAATTTATCAATGCTATTCAACTGCAAGCTAACCCACAGATTCAAGAAGCACAAGCTGGTTTAGAAGCAGCATTAGCAGCATCAGCTAACGCAACGGCTACTACGGAGGCAACCGGTGGATAACTTCATCCGTCAATTTTTAAGGCATCGTAAGTTCAGCACTAAGATTGCCGACAACATCGACGAAAAAACCAAAAAGACAACCGCAGAGCAGGAGATGGAGCATCGTCTTCTGGCTGAGGCAATGACTAAGGGCATTGTCAATGAGATGATGCCTATGTTTAGAAAGATGATGGAGAACGAGCAAAAGGCTCGGGAAGCTGGACTACCGTCAAAACCCAAAAAAACCATCATCCTGCCAGACTAGGGCGGATTGAGTTCTTTATTTGCATTAGTAGATATAGGACTCGTCGGGAGACGCTCCTGCGGGCGTAAAGAAGCCCTGCATTTGCCCAGAGACGTTTGGGATGACGGCTGGGAAAGACCAGCACCTACACACTATACACACAGGAGAAATACATGAACGCATATGAACTACGCTTTTCCGTTTTTAACGCAGCTAAAGATTTTTTAGAGACCCAGTACAATGCCAACATGGCAGCTTGGGAATTGCTCAACAAGACCTCTAAAGAAACACTAGAGCTAGCACCTAAATTTCCCACAATGGACGATGTTATTAATAAAGCCATTGAAATCAATAAGTTTGTCAGCGATGCCCAACGTGAAGAAGTTTTAAAACTCAAACGTTCTGGTGTTAGCGTTATATTTTAAAGGTACACCATGGCCACCAAACCCGGACTCTACGCAAACATTCACGCAAAACAAGAACGCATTAAACGCGGTTCCGGTGAACACATGCGCAAACCGGGTTCGGCTGGTGCGCCAACCAAACAAGCATTTGTTGAGTCCGCCAAAACAGCTAAAAAAGCTAGCGGCGGCTCAGTAAAACACGACAAACCAATTGCCAAAACAACTAAAGGCGAAGGCCGTCATTATTTAAGCACCAAAGAAGGTGCTGGCATGACAGCAGCTGGCCGCAAGGCTTACAACGCCAAAAACGGCAGTCATCTAAAAGCCCCTCAACCAGAAGGTGGCCCTCGTAAAAAATCATTCTGCGCTCGCATGTCTGGTGTACCCGGCCCTATGAAGGACGAGAACGGTAAACCAACACGCAAAGCAGCAGCACTAAAAAGGTGGAAATGTGGTAGCTAAAAAATTTAAATTTACAGATGCGCACGCCAAGATTATTTTAGAACTTGGCAAACAGGGCGCATCGCAAAAAGCTATGTATGCTGCTTTAAATATCAGCAAATCTACAGCAATTAAACTTAAAAAAGAAGATCCTAAGTTTGCAGAAGCTATGGACTTGGCTACAACTTATGGTCAAGCATACTGGGAAAACATGATGTTAGCCAATATTGACAACCGTGGGTTTAATTCCCGCGTTGCCGAAATTGCCCTTCGTGGACAGTACCCAGAGGACTACAAAGACAAT